GGTATTCCTTGGTAATTAAAATCAATTGTTAACGGCTCGTTATCAGGATATTGCCTTAATTCAATCATATCTCCATCTATTTTATCTATCTGACCAGTAATTAATTTATCTTGAAATATTATTTTCAACCACATATTCAAAGTTAAATTATTTTGGCGAGTGTATTCTGGATGCGGATTTCGATATAGGAGCTGGATATTGGTAATTGTTCCGTCTTCAATAAGTTTATTTTCATTAATTTTCCATATTACATTTTCATTCGTATCTGTATTGATCAATTTGATTTTACGCGAGTCAATATATTTTATGTAAAATGTTTGATGACTTATGTTTTCATTGGTCGGGTCTTCCACAAGAATAATATCTCCCAGTTGTAAACTGAATTCGGTATTTTTCTCAGATAAATGGTGGCTATTCATTGGAAGTAAAGTTATTCCTGGAGGGGTAGAAGAAGTTTCAGGTACTAAAAAGTTCTCTTGTAATTCTTGTTTTTTATTGGATAAAGAATTCTCCTCTACTGGTGTGGGTACGGAAGAGTCGTCGTTTTCTTCACGGTTCGCGGAAGTTTTTGGTTCCGTTAAAAATTGGTTTTGGGGTAATTTTGTTGTTATTGGTTCTAGCGGGTTCTCACTCATGTCTTCAGTTACTTAGTTAGTGTCCTCTATATTTATACTAGAATTTTTTATGCTTAAGTATAAAACATATTTAAAATAGAATTAAATATAGTATAAAGATAAACTTATAAGTATTTTAAAAAATCTACATGTTAAATACGTTTGATTTATCCAGTATTATAAATAACCTTGAAGAAAGTCATGGTTTTTTAACCAAAACGGAAAAAAGAGCATCTATATACAATGACGTTGTATATGACGTCATAAAATATAAAAAGGAGGCCTTGACGCCAGAAAATATTACAACGTATGGGTTGTGTCGGTCTGTTGTTTTAAATAAAAAACAACACATCGTCTCGTTCGCACCGCCTAAATCCATGTCGTTGGAATTATTTCAACAAAAATATCCAGATAAGACGGATTCTATTAGTGCGGAGGAATTCGTTGAAGGGACAATGATAAATGTATTTTGGGACGATTATTGGGAAATGGCGACACGTAGTGCGGTTGGTGCGGATAATAAATTTTATTTGTCTGAAAATTCGAAAACATTTTCTGTACTGTTTCACGAAGCTTTAGAAACTTGCCGTTTAACTCTTGATATGTTAAATAAGGATTATTGCTACAGTTTTGTTTTACAACACCCAGAAAACAGAATTGTTGTCCCCTTTGAGAAGCCGCAGTTATATTTAGTGGCTGTTTTTAAAATCACACCTGACACATCTTATACTGTAGAGGCGATTGACATGAAGACTTCTGGACTAGGATTGGATGGAACCACCGTAAGGTTTCCAGCAGTCTACGATTTTCATGATTATTCTGAATTGACAGAAAAGTTCGAGAACACAGACATTTATACGGTTGGGGTTATAATAAAAAATTTGAAAACCGGAGAGAGAAGCAAAATCCGAAATTTAACGTATGAGAAGATACGACGGTTACGCGGCAATCAACCAAAATTAAAGTATCATTATTTGTGCTTGCGGCAGGAAGGTGCGGTGGCTGAATATTTAAATTATTTTCCTGAGAACAAAAAGGAATTTTCTTTGTTTAGAGATGAAGTACATGCGTTTACAAAACAATTATATGCAACCTATGTTGCTTGTTTTATTACCAAAACACAAGTATTAAGTGAGCTATCTTTTACATTTAAAAATCACTTGTACAATTTACATCATTTCTATTTGAATACTCTGAGAAAGGATAATTTAAGGATAACTCTATCTCATGTTGTCTCCAAGGTGAATGTTATGCCTCCCGCTTTACTTATGTCTAGTTTATGAGTTTCATATTTTCTTTAACGAAATAAAATACAATAAGGACACGCAGAAAAAATGTTTGTCTAGTTTTAAAATTAAATAATCTGGAAATTATGTTTTCTCTTTAGATTTTATAGAAAGAATGAGTATTCCAAACACTTTATATTTAGGACCACAGATTAGAATTTTCGAAGACACTGTTGATTTTAGACAATCCGAAATTCGTGCGGAATTTTCAAAGCTGTTTGTTGCCTTTGCGGCATTAAATACTGAGGCCACAAACAAGCTTTATGTAGATACTGCGATTGGTGTCGAATCGCTGAGAGCCAGCACGACTGAAATTGCTTTACAAGTGCAAATGATTGCCGAGACGGGGAGAGCCAATGCTGCCGAAAGTGGATTACAGTCTCAAATTGATGTCTTAAATATGAATTTAGATAACCTATGTTTGTATTTTTTCGGTAATGCGAATCCGGTTTTACCGCCTAGACCTATTGATCATGGAAAAATATAAAAAAATGATTCAGCCATACATTAAGAATTTTAATAAAATTACTTTTAATAAAAATAATATAATTGATTTATAATATTTTTGATATTTTCATTGTTTTGAATTAATTTATTTGGAAATAAATTTTTCTTTTTATATGTTATAAAAACAACACACAGCAAAATGTCTCAACCAACTTTATATTTAGGACCACAGATTAGAATTTTTAACGACGTTGTTGATACTCGTCAAGCCCAAATTAATGCATCTTTATCAAAGCTTTTTGTGGCTACTCCCGCACTAGATTACGAGGCAACAAACAAACTTTATGTAGATACTGCGATTGGTGTTGAAACCCTTAGAGCCGAAACGGCTGAAGCTGCTATGCAAATGGAAATGATGGCCGAGACGGAAAGAGCCACTGCTGCCGAGAATGTATTACGGGATCAAATTTTTATCTTAGGAACTAGATTGGAAACATTATATTTGTACTTTTTCGGTAATGCGAGTCCGGTTTTACCATCCAATCAGCCTCCAATTTACCCGCCTTCAGAATTGGGTATGGGCCGCGACCAACCACTGATGAACCCGTAGTTTCTTAAGCGTAAAAACTTTCAAAAAAAAAGTGTGTTATACAAAAATAATATAATTTATTTATAATATTTTTGACCTTAAAAAGTAGTAAAAACCCAAAAAGAATAATCGGGTCCTGTTGTACAATAAGTAAATTCAATTTTGCGATATGTATCCAAAAGAAACCCATTTCCTCCATTTGGTAGATAAAAGACATTAAACATACTTTTGTTAGAATTAATCTCTACTGGTTCGCCAGCTGCGTTAATGAAGCTATAAGTTTGTCCATCCAAAATATTATCATTGTCGGGCAAGTTTACATTCCTAGCCGTTTTTAAAACAAACGTTGTTTTTGAGGTAAATGGGATGGTTGTGTTTGCGTTTATTAATTGAAATGGGGTAATAACAAGTTCATTCCCTGGGATACCAGGCAAACCTTGGATACCTTGACTTCCTACTGGTCCCATTGGCCCAATTGGCCCTACAGGACCTATTGGGCCAATTACCCCCTGAATACCTCGAGGACCGCGAGGACCAATATCACCGGCAACACCTTGTACACCTCTAGGACCATTGCCACCAGGGACCCCATCAACTCCTATCGGACCAATGGGACCAACCGGACCTCTAGGACCAACATTACCTGCGACTCCTTGGAAACCCCTAGGACCCTGGTCACCTGGTTCCCCACTAGGTCCTCTAGGACCAACCTTGCCGGGAGGACCTATAGGACCATTTTCACCTGGGGGACCTCTAGGACCATTTAAACCCGGACGTCCTTGAGCCCCCGGAGGGCCTGGGGGGCCTCTTATTAAAGTACGCGGATTATCGTTTTTTAAATTCACAGGTTGATTTTGTAAAGCCTGGGGCCTGAATTTATTTTTAAACATACTAAACGACATTTCCTTTATATTATATATATATATATATACTTCAAAATATATTATTTTTTTTGGTAAAAGAATGTCTTGGGTTATTATAAGTTTAAAAAATTTAAATAAATTGTCGAGTCATGAACTACTTTCTCATAACCCTTATTGAGTCATTCTATTTATTTTACATGTATTTTTTATTTAAAACAAAATACAACATAAGCAGTGCTATATTAGATAAGTCGGTGAATGAATTAGGATTCTTTTTTGTTCACAATAGCCCATGTTATTGTAATAAAGTATGCGGATTTGGAAAGTTTATGGCGATTATTTCAATTATCTTGGCGTTTGTTAGATTACATTATTTAGACAATCCTCGAACGATAGCTTACTCATTGGTTTATGGATTTACTTGTTTGTTGATTGCGTTTTTAATGAATATGAATGCGTTTATCTATTTACTACCATTAGTAATAACAGAATTAATTATTATATTATCCTTATATAATAAACATCCTACAAAAAAATAAGAATGTCTGGTAAATCGCGATTAGTTAGATGTAAACAGTCCTATGTAAATCATATTGATAACAACACATTTTCAGGGCCCATGAAGATGGGCACGTCGCCTAGCATTGGCGTGACCCGCAATTATTGGTGTAATTATAAGAGAGAATGTAATCAAGACCCTAACGCAATAAAAAAAAGCTACAATAACATGGTGTTCTTAAATATTAATCCCGCTCAAACTCCGGTATCCAGCGGTTTTAGACCAAGTTAACGCACAATAATCAATGAATTTTTAATTATATTGCATATTTCATATTATTATTTTTTATCAAATTTCTTAAATTGATACAAAATCTTATCATAGACAACAACTCCTAACCGACAGCACTCGGTCAGTAACATCTTCACTTCTTCTAACGAAGATTCTTGTTTAAAAGCGATGCGAATAGTGCTGTCCGAATCATGCGGATGTGCTTTGTTGTAGCCACAATAACTTAACAAGCCTTCGGTATTATAGTAGTTGTTGTAAAGCATAAACTCTACGATTTTACCGACCGTATAATCATCATTTAAGATGGTGACGTCGTAGCTGTTACGCATAGTGCTTTCTGACGGACGGATAAGTTCTGACTGTTGTAAAATGCTTTTTTGAACTGTTTGTATGTTCTGAATGATAATGTCGCAAGCTTTTCTAAGCAATTCGTAATTAGAATACACCCCCACCGTTTCAATCGTAAAGTCAAAACTATTTGGAATGACTATACGCAACGCATCTAATAAACGCCAGTCGGCTAATTCGGACATGATTTCTTCGTCTTTTTTTTGCTCCGATTCTAACTGTAACCTTTTTTCCATTTCTTGTTGTTGAATTTTCTCTAAATCTGGCGTAAAACCATAAGAACATGTAGAAGCCGCCGCATACATTCCATTTTCTTTGGCATTGC